ACCGATATTGCAGAACGGTCAATCCCCAATTCATCGAACAGCTGAACCAGAAAAAGCCCACCAACATGGCACAGTTTGCAGACATCTGGTATACGGCGAACGGTGCAAATTATGGCAGAGATCAGCACTACAACGACAGCCGATACCATATGCTGAACTATCACGCAACTTTTACAAAGGGAACAATCGAATTCAGACTTTTCCAGTTTGACAAGCCTACAGCAGAAAAGAAAAACGGTCTTCACGCAGGGCAATTGAAAAGCTACATTCAGCTTTGCCTTGCACTTTCCGAAATGGCAAAGGAACTGAAAACAGCAAGTCCAAAGCCACAGCAAACGGAAAATCCGAAATTCGCCATGCGAACATGGCTGATTCGATTGGGTCTGGTTGGCGAGGAGTTCGCCACCGCCAGAACGTTCCTCACCAGAAACTTGGACGGCGATGCCGCCTTCCGATTCGGCAGATAAAGGGACAGCCTTTTGCTACCAGCTACACCAGACCGCTTCGGCGGTCTTATGGTGGTGAAATGGTATCCCTTTCAGAAAGGATTTGATTGCATGAAAAAGTTTTACCTTGCCTACGGCAGCAATCTGAACGTGAAACAGATGCAGTTCCGCTGCCCGGATGCCAGAATCGTGGGGACTGCGGAGATCCCAAATTACCAGCTGCTGTTCAAAGGCAGCAAGACCGGATCCTATCTGACCATCGAGCCCAAACAGGGCTGTACCGTTCCGGTGGCAGTGTGGTCGGTGTCGGAACGAGATGAACTTGCCCTTGACCGCTATGAGGGGTATCCCCATTTCTACTACAAAACGGAACTGGAACTTCCCCTTGCAGAAACCGGAAAAAAGCTGACTGCCTTTGTGTATATCATGCACGAGGAACGGAAACTGGGTATTCCCACTTCTGCCTACATCCGCACCTGTGTGGATGGATACCGCCAGTTCGGCTTTGACCTGAAACACCTACGGAAAGCCATGGACATCAGCGAACGGGAGGTGTACCACCATGAAAACGGATAAGCCAGTTTTGGCAGTCTGCCCACTCTGCGGAAAGCCCTACTCCGGTGTGCCGGCACTTTCCAGAACGGACAACCAAACGCCCATTTGCCCGGACTGCGGCATTCGGCAGGCACTGGAAAGCATCGGCGTTTCCATAGAGGAACAGGAGAAAATCCTGTTTGTAATGCACCGAAAGTTCCCCATGTAACCGCCCTGTTTGCCCTGTGTGGGCTTTCAGAGCACTTGCCGAAAAAACTGCTCAGAGTCGAAATCAGCCCCACACAGGCGAACTGTGTGGGGCTTGGTTGGTGGCTGCGATTTTCCGAGATGCCTTTTCCATTGTACTGTATTTTACCATAGAAAAGCAAGTTTATCCAGTGTCAGATCCACCAAATATACAGCGAAAATATCGCCTCATGTTCTGTACATTTAGCCGCTTGCTATACGCCAAAAGGTATGGTAATATACAGTTACCGAAAGGGAAAACAACCAAAAAACGGAGGAAAAACACAATGGTAGCATACGGAATCGCAAAGTCAAGAGCAATGGCAAACAGAACGGACTGGAACGAAAGAACCGAAATCACAAAGGCGGTCATCACCTGGTTCGATGCGGACTACGAATACGAACTGGAGATTGAAAACGAGGACAGGATGGACAACGAGGAGTTCACTGCATGGGTTGAGGAAAACGCAGAAAGCCTTGCAAAGGCAGATGCCGAAAGCCTCCATACGGTTTGCGAGGAAATTGACAGCATTGACTTTACGGAAAAGGAAATCGATGACGATGCCCTTTTCGATGAGGAGTACGAAAACGCCTGCGAATTTGAATGGGAAAGTATGACGGGAAGATAAACCTTCCTCACTCTTTCCAAACAGCCCCTGATTCAAGGGGGCTGTGGCTCGTACCGAAGAAATATAGTACACAAAATACAGCTGTTATGTATGTGCAGTATATTTCTCCGATATGACTTGCTATACTTGAAATTGTATGGTAATATACATCATGCCAAGAGGCAAAAACAACGAAAACCGGAGGAAAAAACAATGTGGACAGAAGGAACGATTCGGGTTGGAGCAAGCGTATTTCACTACTGGGTGAAACACTATGAGGAGCCTTCCATTTACGGCTACGAGGAAGGCAGAGCCTCCAAAATCACACTGCGGCGAAATGCTGAAACGGTTTTCAACTTCGACCGTGGCTTGGATGTACCGCCGACGGATGCGGAAACTGAAACCGCCCTTGCAATTCTGCTGAAGCAGTACAACTGATTTTTTCAAAACCGAATCCCACAAGCCGGAGCCGAAAGGCTCTGGCGGTCGTACCGGAAAAATTTCTATTGGTGTATCTTACACAAGAAAACGGCGAAATTTCTACGTTTTTTCTGTCTGTTTAGCCGCTTGCTATCCTTGCTTTTGTATGGTAATATGGTTACAATGGTGCGCCAGTTCGGTGCATAAGATATAGTCGGGTGAAATTCTCGACCTGATAAAGCATAGCAAGCAGTCAGTACATAGCCTTGGAGTTGAAGCCGTGAGGTTAGATTTAAGCGTAGGCAATGGAGTATGAGAGCCGCAATGCGAAAGCGTGAAGCTATAGAGCCCCGTAATTTATGTTGTTAGCGGAAGTCGATGCAGTCATTGTTGCAGCAGACAGCATCAGCAGATTTGTTAGGCGAGAAACTGCTGATTCCACCGGGGTCCGAGGGCGTGGCGAGTATACAAGGTATCTTATGCATACCTGGGAGGTCTGACGGATTCCTAAGTTGAGGTAGGAAAATTGAAGTACATAAAGTGCGGAGAAAATCCGATGGTCTGTCAGAAGTCGGACTGTCTCATAATAACTGCGAAGTCTGTGAAAGCAGATGGAGTGAAGGGGACAGCAAATAATCGTTCTCAAAGAAGAAACATGTGTGACACAGGAGGTCAAATCAGATGGAAACGAACTCAATGAGAATAAGCAGCCAATCCAGACGATACGCAAAAGTGCAGAATCTGATGCACAATGTCAATGAACAAAATCTTATGGCACAGCATAGACATCAAAAGCTGCATAAAGCCCCCGGTATCGATAAGGTGGACAAACAGAGGTACGAAACCCATGTTAATGAAAATATTGGTAAACTAGTACAAGAAATGAAGAGGTTACAATACCGACCATTACCAGTACGCAGAGCCTATATCGACAAAGGCAATGGGAAAATGAGACCTTTGGGAATACCAGCTTATGAGGACAGACTTGTACAGGGAGCAATGGCAGATATACTGAATCAGGTATACGAGCCAAGATTCCTTGACTGTTCCATGGGATTCCGCCCGAATCGCAGTGCTCATGACACAGTAGCATATATCAATCAAGTGATAATGTGCCGAAAGGTTAATTATGTGCTGGAAGCAGACATCAGAGGATTCTTTGATAATGTAAATCATGACTGGATGATGAAGTTTCTCGCAAATGATATTGATGACAAAAATTTTCTGCGTTATGTAAAGCGGTTTCTGATTGCGGGAATCATGGAAGGAACAGAATATCATGAAAGTGATAAGGGGACACCGCAGGGTGGGCAAATATCCCCGATTCTGGCGAATGTGTATCTGCATTATGTGCTTGACTTGTGGGTAACCGCAGTAAAGAAGCATATTAGAGGACAAATTTATTATGTCAGATATGCAGATGACTTTATCATTATGTTCCAGTACTGGGACGATGCACAAAAAGTTATGACGGCATTAAAGCCAAGACTTGCAAAGTTTTCACTGGAACTTGCGGAGGAAAAGACGAGAATTTTCAAATTCGGAAGATTTGCAGAAAACAAAGAGGAGTTTGACTTTTTGGGATTTACATTCTTTAACACGCATACAGCGAAAGGAAAATATCGTGTCGGAATCCGTACCAGCAAGAAGAAATTGAAAGCGAAACGGCAAAAAGCAAAAGAGTGGTTGAAAACACGTCTCAACAAGAATGTGACTGAAACAATGAAGTTAATCAGAGTAAGTCTGTTAGGGCATTACAATTACTATGGCGTGAATGGAAATTATACGCAGATGCGAAAGTTCTATGAATATTTAAAATATGTCACGCACAAGATGCTGAATCGCAGAAGTGAACGAGCATATATGCGATGGGGAAAATTTAATAAGATTTGGGATTATCACATTCCAAAGCCTAAGATAACTAAGAACATCTGGAATTGGTCTGTAAAGATTGTTTGAAGAGCCGTATGCCTTAATAGGGCACGTACGGTTCTGTCGAGGGGCGGCGGCAGTAATGTCGTCCGTCTACTCTACGAATAAGTCCTGTCTTACTTTTCAGTCCCCGCCACTCTGAAAGAATCCACTTCCGGAATGATCGCAAGGGAAGAACCGTTCTGCCAGCGAACGTGTATATTGCCGATATCATCAACGTGAGTGACCTCGCCGATTGTACCCGAAGGAACGGGATATTTTTCATTCCGCATGGTGATCATCTGGAGTTTTGTACCCTTGGGATACTGCTTTCGGAGTTGTTCCAGATAAGACTTACTCGGAAACTGCATTAGTATCACCAACCTTTCTGAATGCGGAATTGCCGGACAGATGCCGAAGAATGACCTTTCTTGCCGCCTTGAATTCTGCCCCTACCATTCCCAGACGAATCAGGAAACACCGCATGGTGTACTTTGGATTGTCGGAGGTGTCCGGTTTGCGGTTGATGCGGCTCTGATTCTTGGCAAATTCGCAGAGCATGGAAATGAAAGTACAGTAGGCATCTGCATCACCATCCTGTTCGACCGTGAACCACGGAAATTCCACCTTTTCATCAGACGGAATGATGTCCAAACAGTCGGTTTGAAAAGCAGCCTGAAAAAGGGCAGCCTTGTTTTCGCAGATCTGCCGGAGATTGCCGAGCGTATGCTCCGTGAAGAAATCGGCTGGCATCTGCACGGTCAAGCCCTTGGATTCCGGTTCTGATGTGTCCGGAACAACATAGCCCTGATTTGCCAGTTCGGCAAGAAGCTGTTCTGTTTCCTTACGGTCGGCTTGGTCACTGATTTCCAGATCACCTGCTTTGGTAACAGTGTAGCATTCCCCGATTTTGTAGGCACAGGTGGGCATATATTGATATTCTGCCGTTGTTCCAATGATCATGGCTACCGCCCATGCCAGTTTCTTTCGTTCATTTCCAGTCAGTCCAAATGCAATTATCATATGTTTTCCTCCCGATTTTCGGTGATTTGCCTTTCGGCAGTACAT